TATCTCTGCCATCTACTAACTGACCTGGTGTTCTTGTATTTGTACCATCAAACAAACTACCAGTTATTCTATTGCTAGAGTCAATTGCATTTACAGCTCTAGCTCCACCTGTTTTTGTAAGACCTGTATCATTAATATCGTCGAGATCTAGTGTTCCGCCTCCGGCTCCTCCTAAGATTCCAGCAGACGATAAAGTTATACTTGTATTTCTAATTGATTTTGTATTATCTAGAGGATCTTGTCCTGCTTGTAATCTATTTATTTTTGTTTTTTCACCTGAATCGTAAACATCTATTAAGTTTAATCCTCCGTCATTTATATTTATTGAGAATCTTCCATCAGTGCTGTCACCTATTACAACTTTATTTGCATCTGCTGGTGGTTTTGTACCTCCTAAGTTTCCATAATCTTCTATATGTCTTACTGGATCGTTCCATGTAATTGTTGTACTTCCTGCGGGTCTATTCCCTATTAGAACCCATAATATGCCAGTACTTGCGGATTTTGCTGCTGCAATTGTTGAATACCAAACTGTACCGTCTGAGGTTGGAGGATTTGTTGCACCTGCACTTGGTGTTGAAGGTAAAGTGCTTTTTCTTTTATAAACATTTATAACACCTGCGCCTTCGTCTCCGTCTGCTCCAGTAGTTCCTTCCTGTTGTACTGCCTCTTGCCAAGTAGTTATAAATGTTCTATTACTAGGGCTAAATGATGCTTTACCAAAAGAACTCCATATAGGATCAGATCCAGGATCTACATCTCCTATATCATCTTCCCACCCCGCTGGTACAGTTTGATAATCTGCAGGGCTTGGTTTTGTAGGTTGGTTAGCACTTCTTTTAAATATATAATTTGTTGTAGGAGTAACTCCTATCTGAATTGAAGGTGCGCTAAATGTTCCTGGGCTTACTGAAGTTGCATTACTTGCTCCTGTTACTGTAGCAACTGAAGAATATACTACCTCTAAGAAGTTAGTTGAGGGTAGTGTACTAGACCATCCTGCTGGAGGAGTAAATACTTTTGTAGCAAAATTATAGGTTCCACCACTTGGAGTACTAGGTACTGAATTACTATATGTTTGTTTATAATATATTCTTACTTCTGCTACTTCATTACCTGTTGCTCCATCTACTCCAGTTTTTGATTTGGATATTGAGTAAATTCTTGTAATTGTTACAGCACTACTTATTCCTGGAACAGAAGATGCGAGAACTGCTCTTACTGTGAAACTTTCAGAGTCAGTAGACCAATTACTTCCTGATAAAGTATAAGTACCTTTTGCAGAGTTACCATCTGTATTATTAAATGTTAAAGTTAACCCATTCTGTGTTAAACTTGTACTTGTTCCTGTAGCTCCTGCATAAAAGTCTACATCATTATGTAATGTTCTTCTATCTGCTCCAACAAAGACATCAAAGAGTCCACCTGCTGTTGTATATGTAGGATTATTTCCTGAAGAGTTAGTAGATATGACATGCGCAGCATTTGTTAAGAAAGCTGTTACAGCATCATCTCCAGCCGCTGAAGCTGCCCCGTCTTGTATCGCATAAACTGTAACTGTATCACTTGCGACTGGATTAGAAGAAGACCCTGCTTCATTCATTTCAACTTTTATTTGAGTTTCCCCGCCGATTGCTGGCTCTTCAGAGTCTGCTAAAGTAAAGGTGCTAGTAGAGCTGAACGCTTGCCTTTGTGTAAAAGAAGTTTCTCCTGACTCTTTAGTTAGAAATCTAAATGTCTGTGCATTACTTCCTGTACCTTGTCCGTCAGTTGTAAAAGTTATATTGCTACTAGTAACTGTGTCAGAAGTATTATATCGAACTACAAAAGAACTTGCTGTGAGTTTTACACTTCTTGCATCTTCACCAGCCGCTGAAGCTGCTCCATCAAGTCCTGCAGTTATTGCATAAGTATCTTCTATACTGTATGTAGTACTACCATCTGTGGCAATTTTTGCTATAATTTGATCTTCTGCATAGTTAGGAACATAACTTAATTTCTTAATTGTTGTTGCACTATAGTTTCTAGTAGGTACTCTATCTAAATCCATTATAGTGTCACTTTCTATAAAGTTTATGTAAGCATAAAAAGCAGTAGAACCCGAACCTAATACTATAAAGTCTCCTTCATCGAATTCAGTTGTAAAGGCAGTACTTGAACCTATAAGAGTAGCAGAACTATCTGTAATACTTACTGTTCCTGTTTTAGTTGTTAGTCCGTTGTTTGCAGCTCCTACTTCTTTCCAGTATTCAATGTTTAATTTATTACCATCAATATCTGTTGCAGTATCATCTTCGCATATTTGCACTGCTTTTAAAGTATCGGTAGAGCCGTGATCATAAAGTAAATAACCTACACTACTTGATCCAATTCCTGAAAAACTTTGTTGATATGTATTTGCATTGTTTGAAGTATTGTGAAAGATAGTTCCATTACTATGAGTAAAAGAATAAGTATTACTTGCTATAATTGCATTCCCACTTCCAGAGTTTATAGTAAGTGCTTTATCTAATACTCCTCCTTTATCTATTCCTAGTAATTTATTCTGTCCTGTAGGAACGCTATACTTTTGTGCCGTATAATTTATTCTTACAGTTGAAGGTGCTGATAAGTTTTGTATAATATTGACTGCTTTTACATGTACATAATATGTACCTTCTACTATTCCTTTTAAACTTGTAGTAGTATCTTCAGCAGTTACAAATTTAAAATAAGCATTACCCCTAGTTTCCCAGTCTGCCATATCGTTTGTTTCTGGCCCTACTACTTTTACATTATATCCTATTATGTTTTCATCAGGTATATCATGTTTAAAAGATAGTTCAACTCCACTACTTAAAGTTACTGCAGAGCTTAAAGTAAGTGCTGTGCCATCTATTGCAGATACAGTCACTACTCCAGAAATACTAGAGTGTCTTACTCTCATACCTACGTCTATAATTGTATTAGAAGAACTTAACGTTACTGAAGTACTATTATTAACTGCTCCTGAAATTGTAGATTCTGTACTTTGTCTGACTTGTACAGGTGGCTGCCAATTAATTAATAAATCGGCTCTACCGTTTGTAGACGTTGTATTAGAAGTTTCTATAGAAGATGTTGAAACTGAAGCTGTTAAAGATTCTACTTGAGGTACTATGTCAGATTTTAAAGGTGGTTTTTGATGTTCAGATACTATTTCTGTAACATATCCTCTATCGACTAATTCAAATTTTTCTTTACTATACTCTACTGCAGATAATACTATTACATTCTTTTCTTTTTCTTCTGTATTTATAATAATATACTCTTTTGGAGTAATATTTTCTTCTTCTTGTCCCGTTGCAATTAATGTAGAAGATAAAGACCAGATAACTTCTGCATTAGGAGTTTCTGAAAATGCTGAAGTTACTGTTACAGAGTTACTTGTAAAAGTACCTACTGGTTTTGATTCTACTCTAACTGATTCAGACCAAAATAGTTGTACTAAATTATCAGAGTCATCTTTTACATTACTTGCTTTTTCTTGAGTATCAATAGAAGCTCCAGACTCATCAAGAAGTACTAAATCTCCTAATACATAATCTGTAAAATTTATGGTTGCTTTTTCTTGTGATAGATATGCTCCTCCTTTAGGGAATATTAAATTAAGTTTGTAAGCTTTGGTTGAAGTATTAAGACTAATTTCTCTATCTAAAGGTATAGTTGTTGTATTACGTGTCCCCGTATTAGAAACTCTTCCTGAATGTTCTGTTTCGCTTAAATCTGCATCCTGGATTTCTACAACATCTCCAGGTCTTAATGCTATTGCATTTAATCCTGTTGAAAAACTAACTATTTCCTTTTCTAATTTTTCTGTTAATAAGTGCCATTTACCAAATCTATGAGCCTGCCCTTGGCTTGTACACCCAGTAGCAGTTACATCTTTTGATATTATTTTTGAACTTTCTAATATATTTTGAGTATCTTCAACAACTTCTACGTCTTGCTTATAGTTATCTTCAGGATTATTCCAAGTAACTCTTACTTGATTAGAACGAAATCTTGTAGAAGTACTTTGATAACTAAACTCTCCGCCAACTACGTTACCTTTAGTAAAAGTATATACAGGGCTTTTGTATGCATTTATAGTTGGAGTAAACTTACCATCAAACCAAATTAATAAACCTCTAAATATAGAGAGCAAGTCATTTACAACTTTTTGAGCTTCTTCCATTTTTGATAGATATAGATTTGCAGTAAATCTTGGTTCTAATCCGCCCTTTCCATCTGGTACTAATTCATCACAATATTTAGCAATTTGAAATAACTGAAACTTATCTACGTATGAAAAATCATCTAAAGGATCTACAAACTTGCCTAAACCATATCTATCGTTTGTTAGTATATCAAGCAATATCCAAACTGGGTTATCTGTCCATACAGTAGCATAGTTAGAATGATTTGGATCTGTAAAAGTTTTAATATCTCCTCTAAAATTTCCATCCCAATCTTGGTATTCTGTTTCATTTGTAGTAGTAGTATTATTAGTTACTTTTCTAGTATAAGACGGCTGACTTCCTTCACCTAGTTCATGTCTAGAGAAATAATTAGTAGGAACTTTGACTTGTAGGCCTCTTATTTCAAATGCTCTTTTTGGTGGAGAAGAAAAATCTTTTGCACCAAATATAGTAGCACCATAGGCAGTATACGGATAAGAAGTCTTATCTGTAATTATATTTTGAATTGATTGAAGTTGTGTAGCATTGTACCAATATCTTCTCTCGTTAAACCCACCTGTAGGAGTTATTTTTGCTATTTTAATTCTGTATTTAGTAAAAGGCTGTAAAGCTGCAACGCTCCAGCTAAATGTTTGCACGAAAGCTGTTTTAGTTTTCTTTGATATAGTACCTGTTGTAAAGAATTTACCTGCATAACCTCCAAAGTCATCTGCACTTCTTCCAGGTTTAGGAACCCTTGCTGCTAGTTGAGCATCTGAATGTCCGTAAGCTACATAAGTTTTTGTATCATCAAAGTTTCCTGTTACAGAATACTCAAAAAGAATTTGAAACTCTGCGAAACCTGCTTCTTCATGTCCATCTCCAGGTTTCTGCCCCAATAAACCACTTGGAAATTTTATTGTTACTTTAATAGCATCTACTTCACCAGGAGAAGGAACACCCATTCCATCACTTGTATATACTAAACGACCTGAATCGGGTTCGGAGATTCTACTCCAATTACTAACTCCATTTGCAGTAACGTAATTATTTGGAAAAATAGGAGAACCATTGTGTGTGATTGCATGAAAATCTGTAGTATTTAAAGTAACTCCTGCATTAGTGGTGAGAGAGTTTGTACCAACATTTCCTGGCAAGGATAAAACTGACTGGTCTCTAGTACCTGATCGGAAGGCAAATCCTGCGTCTTCAAAATTCCATCTATCTGAAGTAGTGGAAGCACTTACTCCTGGAGTACTTAAATTAGCTTTAACATTTGTTTTATTAATTCCAAGTGTGCCACTTCCTACTAGAGTTGCCGTATTATTAGAAATAGTAGATATAGTACCTACTAAATCAATACTGGCATTGGCTCCTGATACTGAAACTGAAGGGGCGGGCTCTACAGATACACTTGTTGCATTAATAAACTGTACGATTCTTCCTTTGTAGTCAGAGCCTCCAGCTCCTGCACCTGGTATAGTTAGAGTTCTTGATTCGTTATTAAAACTGACTTGATCTGCAGCAAAAAAGTTAGAACTAGATGTTACTGTACTTAATCCTGCTGTAGTACTTATTAAACCTGAAGCAGTTTTTAGTCCTCCTTCTATTTGTATTTTATAAGTTCCATCGGCAATGCTTCTATTAGCAAATAAAGTACTATTGTTATCTGTTATTGTTCTTGAACTTGCAATATAGCTTACATCACTAGAAACTGCTGCTGAATAAGATTGTTTGGTTATAGGGTCTAAAATTGGTACCCCATTCAGTTGTACTGAAGATGCTCCATCAACTAAACCTTTTATAGGACCTTCTGATAATATATCAACTACTACAGCGCTTTGTTTTTCTGTTGAAGTTTTTCTACCAAAAGAGTTATATGTACTAGAAGAGTTTCCTCCTATGATGATGATAGGCTCTCCGCTGTCTCCTCTTAATAATCGTGCCATTATAGTTCTCCCTTGTCAAAGTTCCAGTCTATATGTTCTGGCTGTGCTGCTGGTATTGAAGCTGGTGTTGTTGATTCTGCTGTTATTGCTGTTCCTGAATTTGGTGGAGTACTTGCAGAAGCTGAATAAACACCTCCTGTAGAATTTGAAAATGTAAAGCCTGATGCAGAAGTTACTTCAGTGTCTGTAAAACCAAAACTAATTGTAGCTCCTCCAACTAGTAGTTGTCCATATGCTAAAGGTACAGGGATGCCTTGTTTTACTGTATTGACGGGACCGTCAAAAAGAAAAGCATCTCCTTTATCTCCAGGTTTTTTAGGTGCCATATATTCTGCCACGCCCGAGTTAAGAAGAGTTGAACCTACCATCCCCACTGCTACAGCTGCGGCTATCATTAGTAGTCCAGGGCTGCCCATCATCATAAATACACTTAATACCATTAGTGCAAAACCTACTACTACTTTTAATAATTTATTGGCAGAACCTGCAGGAACTGGAGAAATAATTAAGTCGTC